ACAGCCCAAAGGCACTTGTGAAGGCTGCAAAGACCTATCTGACGAACATCCGAGATGGCGGCAAGATCCCCAAGCTTACACCGCTGATCCAAGCAGTAAAACGCGAGATCAACAGCAACCCAGAGGTCTACGGTCGCACCCGTGCCTCTCAGTTGTCTCAGGGTCCAGCGTTTACTTCTTCGTTTAGGCAACCTGCTACTAAAGTACGTAATGTTTCAGAGATAAACAAAGAAGCAGATCAACTTTTAGCAGAAAAGAAGCGCCTTGAAGCGGAAAGGCAAGCAATCGTTTCAGAAATAGCAGGTCTTGATATAGACGAGGCCCAAAGCCGCAAACAAGAGTTTAGTGAACGCAAGGCGCCTTTAGATGCTCAAATAAAAGATCTTACAGCGCGCATTGATGCGCTAGGAGCAGAAAATGTAGAGGCTCAGGCAGCGTTTGATGCTCAACAATCACCAGCGTACCAAGCAGGCATCCAGCGGAACCTCACTCGCGTCGATAATCAACGTGCGCTACTGAATGCAAACCCAACGATCCCTGCAGTTGAGAAGGCACAACTCAACGAGTCACTAAACCGCCTCAGACAGCCCCTGACCAACCCTGTTGTCGCAGTGCAACAAGAGATCCAACGTCTGAGTGAGTTGGGTGTTGACCCTGCCAGCATCGACTTGGTTCTGTCGCCCATCCAAGAGGCCGTCACAAGCCAGCAGAGGCAAGCACAGGGCTTACAAACGCCCACTGAGAGCACTCAGCGCCCTGCACTAGAAACCAGCGCTCCTCAGCAACCGTCAGCGCTTCAGCTAACACCTGAGATGCGAGTGCAGCCACCGCTTCAGTTAACACCTGAGATGCAAGCACCGCGCCTCAGCCAAGAAGAACGAGCAGAACTCTATGGCGTAACATTTAACCCAGAAGCTAGGGTACCAGAGTTCCTTCGCCAGCAGCCCATCAACGAAGACGACACTAAGTTCGACATGGAGCCACCTGCGCTGCCTGCGTTGTCGTCTGACCGTCTGACGATGAACTTCACAGATGTGACCAAGCGTACACCGGAGCTTCAAGAGGGCCAGCGTAAGCTTCAGAGTGGAGAGATTACACGCGACGAGTACGCAGATCTCGTCAATGAGTTTAAGCCGGTGGTCCCATACCAGACAGCCCCTGCGCCTGCTACGGTACAAGACGCGAAGTATGCCTTGGCTAACGGCAAAGGGCAGAGTGATAAGAAAGCTGCAAAGTACGGAGAGCCTACCAAGGTTCTACAGCCAGACCAGCGCATACAACTGCGCCTAGACATACCTTCATACAAAGAGCATGGCACATGGGTCGTCAGCGTACATGAGCCAAACTCACGCCCTGACAGTACAGCAGAAGGCAGATTTAAAGCCGGTCCTGTGATTGGCTACGAGAGTGCCATGGCTATCAGGAATGCAGACCTTGGTATGCTGCAGCGCCCAGCGCAGAAGATTGCTGAAGGGTCACCGAAGGGTACTATCGCCACAATGCTGGGTGATTACATACCTATGTCGCTATCAGAGGCACAAGCGTACCAGCAGAATGCGATAGAGCAGTCACTACAGCCGGGATCAGGTTTTGCTCAAGTAGGAATGGACCCAGAGCGGCACTCGTACTTCTATGATCGCAACACAATGCAGCCTATTGTGTCTGCTGAAGAGATTGTGCAGGTCGGGCCGCTGGTAATAGCAAAAAACCCACAGTACGCCCCCACAGACGATTTCGTTTTTGACCAAGAGCCACCTGCGCTGCCTGCGTTGCAGGATGTCGTTCCCACAGGTACGAACAGTAATGTGCCCATGGAGACTACTATTACGAGGTCTTTCACTACCGCTAAAAATACAGTCTACAGAAAAGGGCGTGACCTTAAACTTGATCTGCAGAAGCAGGCTTTGAAGAGCCAGAAGCTTAACAAGGTTAATCTGCAGGAAATGTCTTCTGAGAATGTAGGACGCCTTGCTGATTTTGCTCTTTACGATGCCTTAGAGGCCCTCAAGACAAACCAGAACGCTATTGGGTGGTACGAAGGTACTATTGATAAAATGATTGATAATCTCAGCGGTTTATACCCTGAGATACGCACAAACCAAGCAAACCGCTTGCAGTTCTTCTGGGCGCTTGCAGCGACATCAAACGGAACCAAAGTAGATAAAAACCTAAATCTCGCAGTCCAAGCATACGAACATTTACAGAGAACAGGTCGCTTTCCTTCTGACATAGGTATTGGGGAAGCTGCAGCGGGTATTAACTCAGGTTTAGCCTCTTATCACACTATGCTCGATAAGCTTGGTGGAGATCACAAGAAGCTTGAAGAGTTTGCTTTAAGCAAGCAGACCGTAAAAGAGATCCAGAACAAGTATGGCGTTAAGATCTCTGGGGAAGGAGCAAACACTGTCGTAAGGGGTGCAGCAGTTATAGGTCCAAAGATCGGCAACGGTTTCTTCAGTAACCTTTACGGTGAATATGATGCCCTTACAATGGACCGCTGGCTGATGCGTACTGTCGGGCGTTGGAGAGGGACGCTTGTTAAAAAGAACAAGCCTATGGAGCGCAAAAAGCGTGATGAGCTTTGGAACTACTTACGATCTTTAGATGACGACCAGATTGCACGGCTAAAGCAACTATATACTGGCACACAGACTAAGATATCAAACAAGACTATGAGTGATGCAGCGCTGGACAAGCTTGCAAACTCGACGGCAAAACTCTCTACTGGTAAAAAGTGGCGAGAAGCAATTAACCAAGAGTTTGAGGATGTAAGACTTGTAGGTAACGCTCTAGCTGGCTATTTAGATGGACAAGTAGAAGCCCCAGCAGGGCCTAAAGAACGCGAGTTTATACGGGAAGTGTTTGAGGATGCACTTGCCACGTTAAATAACACTCCAGAAGTAAGGGCGATTAGTAATAAACCGCTTACTATGGCTGACTTCCAAGCTCTTCTGTGGTATCAAGAGAAACTGCTTTACGATACGGCTAAATTGCCTATAGGTGAGGAAAGCAAAGGGTATAAAGATGAAGAAGCGCCAGACTACGCAAACGCCGCGCAAAAACTTGTCGATCTTCGGCGAGGAGATACCGGACGAGATCGATTGGGATCTCTTGGATCAGTTAGCGGACGAGGAAGAGGGACAGGTCCGTCCGATGATGGACAACGAGGGCAACCCCTTTCAGAAGGCTCGCTTTCAAGAGACGACAGAGAACCCCCAATCCTCTCCAGAGCCACTGAACGAGCAGTCGCTGCAGACGATATTCGAGCGGATGAACAAAGCCAAGCAGGAAGGTCCGAAGGAGTCGGATCACTGGCGCTTCAAGGTGCCACAGGGGACCCCCAAGTCGTAACCAGCCTAAACGGCTTAAATAATCCTGACACTCTAAATGATTTCTTGTCGAGACCCGGCTGGGCAGTGATTACTGCTACAGATGAAAACCTACCTGACAGTATCAGAGATACCCGCAACGCAGAAAACAATGCCTACCTAGAGCAGCAGTTAAACGAGCAGGGTATTCCTTACCTGACTGTTGCTGGGGCTTACCAAGGTATAGACCAAGGTCCTAGTTTCCTAATCTTAGCTGATGAAGAAACAGCAATGAGGCTTGGTAAACGTCATCTTCAAGAGAGCATTCTGACAAATAAAGGTCTTGTGTACACACGTAGACCGGGAGCAACTACCCCTACCACAGGCCAGAATATGTTTGGCCCTCAAGCACTGCAGCAGGACTTTTATAGCACTGTGTCGGGCTTACCGTTTTCAATGGGTTTAAACTTTAACATTGGTCCGGGGCAGCAGTTTTACAAACCCGGATACATCGAAGCACCTAACCGTCCTCAGCTTCCAATGAGAGAACGTGACGGAATGGTTGAGTTGCATCATTGGAGTAATAACAGGCGCAAAACTATTGACCCTTATTTTGCAGGCAGTGGTCCACTTAAAGGTGTCGAAAGAAAACGAGCAGCTAAAATAAGCTTCTTTGGTATAGCACCTCGCCAAGGCTTAAGAGATCCCGGCACCGGCTACGTTAAGGAGTATGGTCTAGGGCCTTATGAACATATTGCCCTGATAAATCCAAAAGATCTTTACCCTGTGTTTCAAGACCCCGATGGGCTGTTAAAAGGCGTGGGTGCAGATTGGAGTAAAGCAGAGGATATTATAAGAGATGCAGGATACAAAGGTTACTACACCACAGACGATGGCTCAGGCTCTGCACCTCTTGGGAATGTCGCAACGCTATTCGAGCCAATTGAAGTCACCGAAGTCAGAGACAACACACAGTCTAGAGACGACAGAGAACCCGGACTACTCCCAGCCCTACGTGAGGGAAGAGATAAACTGGGAGCCAAGTTTAGTCGGCGTCCTCAGCGACAAGAAGTAGTCGACCAGTTTCCACCGGTCAAAGCCCTCTTTGAGATTGGCAAAAAGGGAAGCCCTTACGAGAACGGCATTACGGACCTCGATCAGGCTCTTGAGTTAGCCAGAGCGCTCAACATTACGGTCCACCTCTTTCTGCACCAAGGTCAGATGATGGCAGCGCAGGGCCGTAAGAACACGGGTACTGTAAGAGGATCATTCCGCAAAAAACCTAACGGTGCATCAGGCACCGTCTTTGCATTAAGAGAACATGCCCGCATCGACGGAAGAAACACAGGCAGAGTTAGCAGCCTCGATGAATTAACCACAGTACTGCATGAGATCTTCCACGGCGTGACTATGGGTCCAATGTCGGGTGTTGGTCCTATGATCAACGGCAATGGTAACGGAACAAACTCTGTCGAGAATGCTTTAGGTGCCATGATCGATAAGCCTCAGGGCAAGCGCACCCGCGAAGAGCGTGAGATCATCTACGAGGTCAAACGCCTACAAGACCAGCTTGACGTTTACATTGAAGGTAACCCACGCGACAGACGATCTGTACGTGTTCTGAACAAAGCCTTGCAGGATCTTGAAGAAAACAGAATGCGGATGACGCCTGAGCAGCAGATGCAGCAAGAGCAGGCCATAGACAAATATAAGAACTACATTCGCAGCAAAGCTGAGTTTTCTGTCGACCCCTTCTGGGTCTATGCGGTTAATCCTAAGCTTGCCAAGCAGGTCATGCCTGTGACCACCAAGTGGATACAGAAGAACCTACGCCAAGCAGGCAACAAAGACATCCAGTTCTACAGTCACCCCTTCGCAGTATCTGTCGCGGTCATAATGGCAATCTTGGCTGCTCAAGATGCTGAAGACGAAGAGAAGAAACAACAGCAACAGCAGCAACAGCAGCAACCAATGATGCAGCCCGGTGCACTGTCGCCCATGCCGGGGATGCTGACTGCAGCATAATGATGAACACTAAAGGAGAGCTTTAAATGAAACTGATGATAGAGCTTATGTCTGCAATGAAAGGCTTTGAGGATATTGAGGCCAGCAAGACGCTATCTCAAGACGACAAAGGTGCAATGATCTGGGAGATGTTCTCGAACATTCCTATGTCGATGTACGAGCGTCAGTTTCCACATTCAGTCCGTATCATTACGGACATATCACTGAGGCACAGACCGGATGACAACAGAAAAGCAGCCAAGAGCGCGGCGTCAGAAGAAACCCCCAAAAGTGGTGAAGATGCCCCAAAAGGGGAACCCAAAGGAAAAGAACCACTTCTGGCGAATGATGCAAACGGAAGAAGGGCGCGCACAAAGAAGAGCGTGGGCAACAAAACCACGTAAAAACCCCGGACGACCCAAGGGTGTACCTGACGGTTACACCCGCGAAATGATGATCCCAATAAGGAAACAAGCGATGAAAGATGCAGAGACTGTCGTCGACATTATGAAGAAGGACTTCGGTGTCGAAGATGAGTTGGCCCAAGAGGCCCTCAGAACAGCCGTCATCATCATGCGTGAACCGGGGCAGGCCAGAGAGAAACTCGCAGCCGCCCGTATGATCCTAGACTTTACTAAGAGCAAGCCTGTCGCCAAGTCAGAGGTTTCTGTTGGCAAAGCAGAAGAGTTCTTAGCGTCTCTGCTTCTTGCAGAGATACATCACGACAACGAGGAAGAGCAGTTTGATGGACCCGAAGTTAACGAAGATCCGGAAACGCCTTTACACTGACTTCGATTTCTACTCTCGGTCTGCTCTCAAGATCAGAACCAAAGAAGGCAACGTAAAGCCTCTTCAGTTAAACCCTGCCCAGAAGATCCTACAGAAGGCCGTCGAAGATCAGATGGCCTCTGAAGGCAAGGTCAGGATTATCATCTTGAAAGCCCGTCAGCAGGGCCTTAGCACCTATGTTGGCGGCTATCTATACTTCAGCGTCTCTCAGAGGGCTGCGTGTAAGTCCATGGTTATCACGCACCACTCTGATAGTACCCGTGCGCTTTTCGATATGACAAAGCGTTATCATGAGAACTGTCCTGAGCTTCTGAAGCCTCACACCAAGTACAGTAGTCGTCGGGAGTTATCGTTTGACGTCCTCGATAGCTCTTATGTCGTGGCTACGGCTGGTGGTGACGCCATTGGTCGGGGCGAGACGCTGACCCACGTTCATGCCTCAGAGCTTGCCTTCTGGTCTAAGTCGACTGCAGCCGACAACTGGAACTCTCTGACACAAGCCGTGCCAAACACCAAAGGCACTGCCATCTTTGTCGAGAGTACTGCCAACGGTGTCACTGGTGTCTTCTATGACCTCTGGAAGGGTGCCGTAGATGGCAGCAATGGATATGTACCGGTGTTTATACCTTGGTACATCAACCCGGAGTACGCTGAGAATGTCCCAGAGAACTTCCTTCGTACCCCGGAAGAAGAAGAGCTATGCGAGAAGTATAGCTTAAGCGACGAGCAGCTTATGTTTCGTCGCCGTAAGATCGCCCAGAACGGCCTCGATCTGTTTCGACAGGAATACCCCTCTGAACCAGAAGAAGCCTTCCTGACCACTGGTCGTCCCGTGTTCAACCCGGAACAACTGCAGGAAACACTTGGCAGTGCCGCAGATCCGGTGTCCCGTCTAGCCCTTGAGCAGGACGAGTGGAACAACCATGTCAGGGGCGAACTTACGTTATACCGGCAGCACGACCCCGGCGAACAGTACGTCATAGGTGCCGATGTCGCCATGGGTGTGCGCAATGGTGACTTTAGTGTCGCTCAGGTCTTGGACAGAAAGAAGAGGCAGGTTGCGACTTGGAGAGGCCATGTGCACCCTGATTACTTTGCCACGGTGCTTTGGCGCCTAGGTGACTTCTTTAACCAAGCCTTCATAATTGTGGAGAACAACTCACATGGTATTCTCACCTGTACTCGATTGGCTAAGGATCTGGCCTATCCAAACTTTTATCAGACTACTGAAGTGGATAAGCTCACAGATCGGGAAAGTACGAAACTGGGCTTCGCAACAACTGCTAAAACTAAGCCGCTGGTTATCGACCAACTGAGAGCAGCCGTCAGGGATGGCGAACTTCAGTTAAACGACAAAACAACAATTAGAGAAATGCTGACGTACATCGTGACAGAGAGCGGAGCGATGGAAGCAGAAGCTGGGTGCTATGACGACTGTGTCATGAGCCTCGCGTTGGCAAACCATGTCCATGAGGGCGCTTGGGAGCCTGTAGAAAGCACTGATGATATGTACATAGAAATGGTCTAAAATGGCAGAATATACAAAGCTTACAGACGAGCAGATCGTCGCTCTTGTCGACGACAATGTGCGCAAGTCTATCGGCTATTATGACAGCCAGATCAGCCGTGAGCGCCGCAAGGTTACCGACCACTACAATGCGGCTCTTCCGCGCCCAGCGCACGATGGTAACTCTAAGTATGTTTCTATGGACGTCTACGATGCTGTTGAAAGCATGAAGGCTGCACTTCTGGAAACATTCTCCACCGGATACAAAACGGTACGCTTCAGCCCACAGAACGCCGAAGACGTACCTATGGCTGACGTGGCAACCTCATATGTCGACTATGTAGCAAACCGCCAGAACAACCTCTTTGAGATCATGCAGACGGTTATCCACGATGGTCTGGTAGCTCGCGCCGGTATTGCAAAGGTCTTCTACGAGCCGTCTACAGACAGCGTTCTGCAACAGATAGAAAACGTCCCCGGCGAAGAGTTTGACATGATGATCGCCGACGAGATGGTCGAGATCGATGAGGTCGAAGAGGACGCGCTTGGGAACTACAGTGGCTACATCCGTATATACAGGGACACGTCCAAGGTCTGCATCGAGGCTGTCGCCCCCGAAGAGTTCCTCATTGAACCACAAGCCAAGTCTTTGGATTCGGTGTCGTTCTGTGCGCAGCGCTATAAAAAGACACTCTCTGAGCTTCGGGAGATGGGCTACGACGAGAAGCTTTTAGAAAACATAGGTGAGCATGACGATGTCGACCTAGAGACAGATCCTGAGGTCCTTGCACGTCATGAGAACATAGGCAGTGACCGTGGCTTCAATGCCAAAGGTTATCAGGATGTCGTGCGTCAGGTGACGGTCTACGAAGCCTACATCATGTTGGACAAAGAGGGCGAAGGACAGGCCTACCTCTACAAAGTCATTAAAGCAGGCAACAGCCTACTAGAG